GTCGCAGCGAACACACTCCGAGCGAACTCCACCTTACCCGGCCCATACGCCTCAAACATAGCATGCTCCGCCTTCAACAAGGCGGTGGACACAGACCCGTCGAAGGCAGAGAAGTCTGTGTCATACACCAGGAAGTCCCCGGGCGATGCGCCGTAGGCCCGCTCCAACACAGACGTGATGTACGGGCCCACGGCGCAAGGTACAAGGCCCTTCACAACGTGTGCTGCATGCCACCCCTTGCACGCCTCCATCTGGTCCAGGTGGTCTATCAGCCAATTCCGCATCTGCACCATACGGTGCTCGATGGGGGCGGACACACGCGCCTGGACCATACGGAAGGCATAGTCGAAGGTGGAGATGTTGCGGGCGCGCGCGGCAATCTCATCTTTTTGGAAATTTGAGAGCCGCAAGGGCAGGTCGCGCACCTGGCCGTCCACAGGGTCCTCACCACACGCATCCCGCAGCCTGTTGTACGCGCCGCGCATGGCAGTACGCACAGCATCAGGGTACGGGCGGAGCACCTCGAGCACGGTGGCGAACTCAGGGAGGTCGCCCGCCTCCCGCGTAGGGCCGACGAACGCTGTGCGCACGTACCGCTCCAAGTACGCTTGCGCACGGGGCTCATCGATCTCCACGCGGGGCTGCAGCTGGCGGCTCAACGCCGCCGTAAACCTGTTCTCCGCACACATCAGTGCGGCAGGCGCTGAAGCCTCAGAGGCGATAGTGACGGCAGCCTGGCGGGGGTTCTTCAACTGAAACCCCGCCCAGCTCGCCTTCGCTCGCACGTGGAGCACATGCTCGACCTCCAGCGCCTGGATGTGACGGACCCGCACAGCCAACACTGGCTGCACCAACCCACACAACCGGCGGCCAGCGGCCGCGCACACCGCACCACGCCACCACAGCCACGTGCGGTCATCAGCCACGCACGCAAGGAAGCGCTGGATGACACGAGGGTCCGCATTGGCATGCTCCATCAGGCCCAATGCAGACATGCCCGCCACATACAAGCGCTGCAGGTGGGGGTCCACCGCCTTGCCAGCCGAGAGGGCTAGAGAACGGTTCGCGGAGAGCTGCGAGGTCGCAGCAGTAGAGCCATCCGCCAGCCAAGCGCTGGACGCGGCTGAGACGCGCGTGGCGTACGACATCACCGGCGCAGCACCCGCAGCCGCGCCCACGGCCAACACCTCATCACCAGCGGTGACTGCGTACAGCAACTGGGGCACGGTAGCCACAGCGACACGCATGCCACCCTCCACCTCCACAACCCGGTCCCACGGGGCATGGAAGCGGACCACATGCTCCTGCGACGACAGGAGCAGGGGCCCACCGGGGTTGAACACAGGCCGCCGAAGCAGGCACAGGCGGTATAGCGGGCCAGCATTCCGCACGGACACCAAGGCCACCCCATGGTCAGTGTGCATGAAGCCGTCCCGCCACATCCACGGAGACTGCGCGCCGAGGTGCGGGTAGTAGGAGTCCGGGCCGCGAGCCACCAGGCCGCGGTCCGACAGAGCGGGGTACCAAACCCCGATCACCTCCCCACCGGCGTAGTAGGCCCCAGAAGGGTTGCTGTAAACGTGCTCAGCCGTGAGCACGAAATCAGCAGCATCCGGCTGCACCAACGCAGTCAGAAACTCCTCCGAGGCATAGTACGCCGAATCCACAAACACGACAGCAATGCGAGCACCAGGGCGGGCGAAACGAGCACGACGCACAATCATGAGGGCGGAAGCCTCCGCAGCCACCAGGTGCATCTGGGGGTTGAGCGCGGCGCGCAACGTGCCATCCAATGAGGCAAATTGCACAAGCTCAACACGCATATGCACCACGGCGGCAGCCTGCACGGACGGCACTGTGGCGGCGCCCATGTCAAACAACTCATCAGCACCCGTTGCTGCAGCCGTGTACACAGCGCTACGCGCGGCGCTGCGTGACACCTGGAGCTCCTTGTGGCCATTGCCATCAACATTGCGCACCGCATCAACGCGGTAGCAAGGCGGCAGCGGCCCCACGGTAACAGCGCCAGCCGGGATCATGGTCTTCATGGCGGCGTCGAGCGGGAGGGCGGGAGGAGGAACGAGAGGGTCGACGTCGATGCGGATCACGTGGTACTCAAAAAGAGCACCCACGGGGCCCCGCACCTTCCACGCCGAATACACCATCAAAGGTGCAAGCAACGCACCCACAACCATAACCGCAGGCATCACCCGCCTCAACCGCATGAACATCCGGAACCACCACGGTACCGGATGCAGCGGGAGGAGGGCCAGCAGGCGGGGCGTGAGGTAGCCCGGGAGAGGGGGCATGGGGGGCCGGGTGATCCTCTGAGGATCGCCCAGCACACCCCCAACCCTTACCATCCCCGCAGGGGCCAGGACCCGCAGGGCGCTGGAGATCGCCCCACAGATCTGCGAGAGCCGCTCGGTCCCGCGATGCCAAAGCTCTAGCGACAGGCCCGTCATCTCCTGGAAGGAGAACGGGACCATCATACCACGCGGGGGCGTAGGAGCTGGCACGGAGGGAGAGGCGAGCGTCGCAGCAAACGCGGTTGGTGCGGCGACGACGAGAGGGAGGGACCGGAACTGTTCCAGGAGGGTGTTGTACACAACCAATCTCCCAGCAGTCCAGTTCTTCCACCCCGTCATAGATGCTATTGAGGCATCGTTTACGGCCTCCCTCGTAGGGATTGCTGGAAACGGATACACTCAGAGGCGGCGCGGATACGAAAAAAT